AAGAGCAAGACTTACTTTAAATGAACCAAAGATTAAGATTGGCAATAGGCACGTAGATTATCAGACTCCTCATTGGGTTCTCATTTACTATGTGAATAGTACTGATGGAGACACATTTCTCTTTGATCAAAAAGGTAAAGTCATTGAAAAAGTCAGTCCTCGTAGAGGAAGATGTGTTCTTTTTGATGGTAGTATTCAACATGCTGCATCAAATTCGACAGCGAGCCCGCGAATCATTATAAATAATAACATTAGAGCATAGATTGGTTATAGAGGAAAATATGACTGAACAAACAGAGAAAAAGAATCAGATTGCTGTATTCGAAGAAATTCGTAAAGATCTCGATATTACTCGCGATATCAGCAATTTTAAAGTAGCAATGAGTGATGTCTTTGGTAAAGGCTCGCTCGCAGTAAAAGAAAGTTTTGGTGGACTTACCTTTAAGGATAACTCAGAGAAGGTCGACCTTGCAATTCAGAATACAAACGAATTGCAGAGCATTTGGAATCATAGTCATACTCAATGGATGTGGAAACATCTTAATTTGAGTTGGCATGCACCGGCTAAAAATATGAGACAAATCTCTGCTGAGATCTCTCGTAAAAAGGCGGCGCTGAATGAAGCTAAGTGGAAGCATGTACAGAATGAAGTTAAGATTAAGAAGATTGAAGAAGAGCTTTCGGCACCAGAACTATTAGATTATTGGAGAGAGGTAGATCTTAAAGTTAAATTAGCACAACTCCAAGAAGGACTTGCCGAAGGTGCGGTTCATATTGAAGGTGCTATGAAGGATATTCTTGCTCTTAATGAATTATTTGAACAGTTGAAAGCAAAAGTATCTGGCTTCAGCGAAGAAGATATTGAAAAGGAAGAAACAAAGACCCACTTGAAAAGAAGCATTGTTCAATGTATTCGTGATATTCGTCAGTCTGGTTCTATTACAAAAGGTGAACAAGAATACCTTGAACAGATTGGTGTGAATCCTACGAAGATGCAGCATATTCTTCGTCAGTATGTAAAGAGTGAAGCAGAACAAGATTCTTGGGATGTGTCAGGTCTATATAAATTTGTAGATGAGTTGGTGAATGAACTTGCAGAAAAACACAAAGTCGACGTTGTGCGTATGGAACTGCAAGGGTTTGATCCGAATCCAATCGGAAACATTACATACGATAAAAAAGTAGCGCTATTAAACGATCTTACAGGAGAAGACGAAAATGCCGGTAATTGAATATAAATTCATCATCAACGATATGGGGAAAATGCAAATCCCAGGTTATGTTGAGGACAGAGGTCACTGGTATAACTCAGCTGACCACACCTATCTTGGTTGGGTAAAACCAGAAGCAGATAGAGAGTACTGGGTTCCAGATACTATCGAAGAAAAAACAAAGGCAGAGTGCGTAACTCGTGCTCTTGCAATGCATGCTGCATCACCAATGCAAAAAGAAGATCCTGATAATGAAGGTGCATTTATTGATATGACAGACGCAGAAGTGACTGCTCAAGTTGAAGCATGGTATGATGCATTTGTTGCTGATAATGGATAAGTAAAATGGAATTGATGTTGGCAAAGAAGCTCGAAGAAATGGAATTTAGCGAGCTTCTTGATATTATGACAAAACTGATGATGGAAGACCGTGATGCTTTCGAAACACTAAAAGAGTTAGTGGAAGATCACATCTAAATCTAAAACTATATAAATAGCCATAGATATTTTTAACACGGAGATCTCTATGGCTAATCCTACTTCGCGTGCTACGCTCATAGATTATTGTAAGAGAAGACTCGGCGATCCAGTAATCGAGATTAACGTGGACGAGGATCAGCTTGAAGACCGCGTAGACGAGGCATTACAGTACTGGCAAGAGTATCATTCAGATGCTACATACCGTACTTATGTTTCCACCTTATTGACAGATGATGATGTAACAAATGGTTATATCACCACTTCGAATGACGTTCTATTTGTCACTCGAATGTTTGCTATTTCAAGTTCCTTTAATTCTTCATTTAATTTCTTTGATATTAAGTATCAGTTAATGCTCAATGACATTGCTGATATGCAAAACTTTGCCGGTGATCTGGCATATTACGATCAATTGAATCAATATCTATCTTTATTAGATATGAAATTAAATGGTTATCCTCAGACAGAATTTGCTCGTAAACAAAACCGCTTATATCTCTTTGGTGACTTTACAGATGGAGATGCAAAGGCTGGCGAGTATGTTGTTTATGAAGCGTATAAGACTATCGATGCTTCAACTCATACTTCTGTCTATAATGACATGTGGCTCAAGGAATATACGACTGCTCTCATTAAACAACAATGGGGACAGAACTTAATTAAATTTGAAGGCATGCAACTTCCAGGTGGTGTAATTCTAAATGGAAGACAATTGTATGATGATGCGACTGGAGAAATTGAAAGATTGAGAGAAACACTTAGACTCGAACATGAACTTCCAGCCGATTTCTTTGTAGGTTAATATGCGAAACTTATACTTTTCTGACAAGGTTCGTTCAGAACAAAATCTATATGAAGATATAATCATCGAGTCTCTTAAGATTTATGGACAAGATGTATATTATCTTCCACGTGATCTTGTTGGAGAAGATAAGATTTTTGGCCATGATGTTCCATCACGTTTTAATTCATCTCACAAAATTGAAATGTATATTGAAAACGTTGAAGCTTTTGACGGAGAAGGCGATCTTTTTACTCGATTTGGTGTAGAGATTCGTGATGAAGCGACCTTTGTCGTATCACGTCGTAGATGGGAACAAACGGTCAAGAGATATGATAACGAGATTTCTGGTGATAGACCAAGAGAAGGTGATCTGATTTATCTTCCATTATCTAATTCTATCTTTCAGATTATGCATGTCGAGCATGAACAGCCTTTCTATCAATTGAGCAATCTTCCAACATATAAGATGAGAGCACAGCTCTTTGAATATAATGATGAAGATCTCGATACGGGTGTTGATGCGATTGATGCTATTGAAAGAGCATATGCATACACCTATATTCTCACTCTCGACAGTGATAGTCCAATCATTAAGATTGGTGATACAGCTACTCAGACATTCTCAAGCGGTGTGACAATGAGTGGTGAAGTATCGAAATGGTCAGACTCAGATAATAAACTGCACTTGATTCATGTCGGAGCGAGCGATGGTGATTACCACACGTTTACGACTGGCTCAATAACTCTGTCCGGCGATGCTCGGTTAGATTCTGATCTAACTGTTAATGCTGTCGCAGAAGAAAATAAAATTTCAAATAATGAACAAAACGCCGACTTTAGCACCTATACGGCTGACTTCCTTGATTTCACAGAGAACAATCCGTTCGGTGATCCGGAGAATAATTAATGTTTGGAACTCATTTTTATCATCAAAAAGTACGCAAATGCGTAGGAATGTTTGGAACTCTATTCAATAACATTTATGTTATTCGAAAAAATTCTTCTGGAGCAGCAATTAGTCAGGTAAAAGTTCCTTTATCATATGCGCCTAAGGAAAAATATCTTGAAAGAATTCGTGAAAATCCAGACTTGATTGATGATACACGAGTAGCAATTAAACTTCCGCGCATGTCATTTGAAATTACTTCATTTGCATATGATGCTACTCGTCAGTTACAGAAAATTTCTAACTTCAAAGCATTAGGAACAGAAAATAGTAACAGGCAAAAGTTTTTTACTCCTGTTCCATATTCAATTAATTTTCAATTGAATGTATATGCTAAGAATCAGGATGATGCTTTACAAATTGTTGAGCAAATTATTCCTACATTCAATCCACAATATTCATTAACCATTAAACCATTTGCGACTGAATATCCAGCATTAAAAGAAGATATTCCAATCATTATTCAGAATGTATCTTTTGCAGATGATTTTGAAGGAGCTCTGGATCAAAGAAGAACTATCATCTATACTCTAGACTTTGAGATGAAAGTGCAGTTCTACGGTCCGGTTACTTCGAGCGATATCATTCGTACTTCTATCGCAGATCTTTACTTACAAGATCAAGGTCTTGCCGATTCAGACGTTAATGTTGAAAGAATCACTGTCACACCATCTCCGCTTTCTACAATTGGACTTGCAGATAGTGATTTTGGTTTCAGTACAGATATAAATATATTCAACGAGCCGGCAGTCGATGTAGATCCTTATGCAGCAGAAGGATATGTTGAGACTGGTTATGTAAGAGAAACAGCATAGGTATAAAAGATGGCAATTACATTACGATTAACAAAGGGTTCTGCGCTTACATTCTCCGAACTCGATACAAACTTTTCTGATTTAGATACTCGAGTAACGAGCAATTTATCAAGTATTACTACTCTTAACTCTTCGGTGAGCACGCTTAACACAAACGTGAGTAATAATGATAGTGATATTTTAGCATTACAAACTGACTTAAGCGCTGTTGATGTTCGACTTATTACAGCCGAAGGTGAGCTGTCAAATGTGACAATCACATCTTCATCTGCAGATTTTGGATCAAAGCCGGCGCTTTTCTCAAATAACTATGACAGTGTTGGAGCTTTACCAGTTGCGTCTACTTACCCGGGTATGATAGTTCGTCAAAGCGACAATGGCTTACTTAAATTCTCGAATGGAACTACTTGGAAAATTTTACCATCAAATATTATTACTCTTTCTAATGGTGCTGGAGACAATTTAGTATTTGATAGTGATGTTACTGTTAACTTTGCTGGCGGCGATGGAATCACTGTCACTAAAACTAATAATAATAGATTGACATTTTCTTCTGATCCTTCTTGGTCATTTAATATTGTATTGGCTGATGGTGATAGTGGATACGCATTTAGACCGGATAGCCGATTCTTCCTTGATAGTGATATTGATCCTACTCTTTATCTTCGTCGTGGTGAAACATATAACTTTAATTTAAGTGCTCCGTCTGAGCCTTTCTATATCAAGACAGCACAATCAACTGGGACTGGTGATCAGTACACAGATGGTGTAACAGGAAATGGAACACAGTTTGGAACAGTTTCATTCCAGCCTCCAATGAATGCACCAAGTACTCTGTATTATGCATCATCGGTTTCAGGAACTCATACTGGAACAATTAATATAGTATAATGACTGACAATGATCATAATGTAAAAAGTGACTATGAATATTCTAGAGAAACATACTACGATCTCTTAGAAAAAGGCAGAGAATCACTAGAAGATATGATTGAAGTTGCTCGTCAATCTGAGCATCCTCGAGCATATGAAGTTCTTTCTCAAATGATTAAAAACTTATCAGATGTAAATGATAAGTTAATGGATTTGAATAAGAAAAATAAAGATATTAATAAAAAAGAAGAAGTGAAACAGGTAGGAAATACTACTAATAATGTCTTTCTTGGATCTACTGCAGATCTTCAAAGAATACTAAATGATGATAAAGATATTATAGATGTTACTCCAGAATGAGTCTTATCTTGGTAACCCAAACGTAAAACGCGATGGTGTTATACAGGAATGGACAAAAGAATTAATACAGGAATATGCTCGAGTAAGTAAAGATCCTGTATATTTCGCAGAAAAATATTGTAAAGTAATCTCACTTGATAGAGGATTAGTTCCGTTTAACTTATATCCTTATCAACAAAAAATGTTTGAGCAGTTTAATGAGCATCGGTTTAACATTGTATTGGCATGTCGACAATCTGGAAAATCGATATCGGCGTGCGCGTATCTTCTCTGGTTTGCACTCTTTCATTCGGAAAAGACAGTTGCGGTTCTTGCGAACAAGGGGGCGACTGCTCGGGAAATGTTATCTCGTATCACGCTTATGCTGGAGAATATTCCGTTCTTCCTTCAACCGGGTTGTAAAGCACTTAACAAAGGATCAATTGAATTCTCAAATAATTCTCGTATCCTTGCTGCTGCAACTTCTGGTTCTTCTATTCGTGGTCTCTCAGTAAACCTGCTCTATCTAGACGAATTTGCATTCGTGGAGAGAGCCAATGAATTCTATACCTCCACATATCCTGTTGTATCTTCGGGCAAGGATACAAAAATTATCGTCACCTCAACTGCGAATGGTATCGGCAATACTTTCTATAAAATATGGGAAGGAGCAATCCAAGGAGTTAATGAGTTCACTCCTTTCAGAGTCGACTGGTGGGATGTCCCCGGACGAGACGAACAATGGAAAGAACAAACCATAGCGAATACCAGTCAACTTCAGTTTGATCAAGAATTCGGGAACACGTTTTTCGGGACAGGTGATACACTGATTAACGCTGAAACACTTATGGGCTTCAGAGCAGAACCATATAAGAAAACTTTAGAAGGTGGTGACCTTCTTGTTTATGAAGAACCTATCAAAGGTCATGATTATATTATGACTGTTGATGTTTCGAAGGGAAGAGGTCAGGACTATTCAACTTTTAATTTGATCGATATTAGCGTTCGCCCATTTGCACAGGTTGCTGTATATCGCAATAACACTATCTCTCCTTTGCTCTTCCCGAATATTATTTATAAATATGCGAAAGTTTATAATGATGCTTATGTCGTCGTAGAATCAAACGACCAAGGCGTAGTCGTATGTAACGGTCTATATCATGACTTAGAATATGAAAATGTACACGTTGAATCTGCTGTTAAAGCAAATGCAATCGGTATTGAAATTAATCGTAAGACTAAAAGACTCGGTTGTTCTGCTATTAAAGATATTCTCGAGAATAATAAATTAAACATCGTTGATGAAAATACAATTTTAGAGATCTCTACATTTGTGGCTAAGGGTCAATCATATGAGGCATCAGATGGAAATCATGATGACTTAATGATGAACCTAGTTATGTTTGGATACTTTTCATCAACTCAATACTTCGGTGACATGACTGATATTAATCTCAAAGACATGCTATTCAGAAAACAAATGAGAGATATTGAAGATGACATTGTGCCATTTGGATTTATTGATGATGCTTCGGATGTTATTGATCAGTTAGAACAAAAGAACGACAATGACTGGGCTATTGAATACGATCCTAATTTTTAAATTATTATAAATAATGGTATATTGAACAGCCGTATTATGTTTAGCTTATAATTAGTAACCGAGAAGGAAGAAAAAATGGCACTTTTTACACCGTCCGAATCTCCTGCGGTTGTCGTCAAAGAAATAGATCTGACTGGCGGTGTGCCTAATGTCCAGTCAACTACCGGCGCGATCGTAGGTAATTTTAGATGGGGTCCTGTTGAGCAGAGAATGAGTGTAGCAAATGAAGCCGAGTTGGTTGATACATTTGCTGCTCCAGATTCTGCTAACGCAGTTGATTTCCATAACGCAGCGTATTTCTTACGCTATTCGAATTCGCTTCAAGTTGTGCGCGCAGTTACTACGGCGGCTAAAAATGCCGTTGCAAGTACAGGCCAAACAGCTTCAGCAACACCACCTAGCGAACTAGTAAAGAATAAAGATGATTTTGATGCTCAGCTCTCAGCATTAGATTCAGATTCTCACACCTTTATTTCTCGCTATCCTGGTGCATTAGGAAATAGCCTTAAAGTAGAAGTCTGTGGCTATAGCACTAGTGACACGCTCTTTGATGCGTGGACATACAATAACAATTTTGATGCAGCGCCTGGCACAAGCACCTTTGCTCAAAATAAATCTTCCACTTTCGATGAGGCTCATGTAGCAGTCATCGATGCGGGTGGACTTTTAACGGGTACTGCCGGTACAGTTCTGGAAACATATCCTTTTGTATCTCTTGGATCAAATGCAAAAAATACAGATGGATCCAACAACTATGTAAAAGAAGTAATCAATGATAGATCTTCTTATGTTTACATGGTTGGATTTGATTCAGATCTAAATGCTGTAGGAGCAGGAACAACCATTGATAGTGGAGATACTTTTGCGACTACTGCAGTATCTAGATTCACTTTCTCGAATGGTGTAAATTCAGGAGCACTTGGAGCATCTCAATTTGCTACAGGCCATGATCTCTTCGAGGATAAAGATATTGTTGAAGTAGATTTCTTGATTGCT